CGGAATGTAAGGGTTCTTATCAAAAGGAAATATAGTACCAGTCTCAGGCAATATCACTCCATTGATGTCCTGCTTTAGCATCCACTTGTCTCCGTACTTACAGAGAGCAGTATATAGATTACAGTTCCCTCCCTCTTTTACTCCAGAGTCCTGTGGCTTCTGTATCGCTGCCTTTATGTCATCATCGAGTGCTTCGTAGCTGAGTGTTTCCTTGGTTGCTATCGTAAGAATGTTATCCATAGGATCTCTTTCAACAACAAACCTGTCTAACCGGAAGACTCTCATGCCTCCATCCTGGTCAACGTAAAGAAGACAGTTTCCTGTAACAATGAGTTGTTTGAGTGCTTCGTGAATAACTACTCGGTAGCGTTCCTTTGCAATCTCATCCATTACAGCGTCCTCAACTTTTCTAAGGGCTGAATCTATCTCACTCACTACCTCTTCAGGTGCGCCTTCCTGCTGGAGCTTATTAGTGTCCACTTGCAGTCTGAAGAAAGATATGTTGGGTGGAAGAAGTGCCAACAATAGCTTTGAAGCAAGGTTGTTGACACCTCTGGCCCCCACGCCTTGAAATGGTGTGTTGAGTCGTGAGTGAGAACCAAATCCTTCATCTGGTAATACATAAGGAATTGTTAGCTTTGAACACTGCCTAGCTCTATCCAGGTAACTATGTTTCTTACCTTCAAGTACTGAGTAAACTTGCTCTGCTGTTTGGTTTTCGTAGTTCATATAAAATTAGTCTATAAAATTGTTTGGAATAAAATATCCATTGATAACAGTAAATACGTGTTGCCCTGATTGAGTGAGTGGGAGAGTGACATCATGCCCATTACCATCTTCTCGTGTTGTTGAAAGACCATGCGAATTTGCATAGTCCATTGCTTCGTGGACATTTGAAAAAGTTATGAGACACTCGGTCATTTCCATTGATTATTATCAATCGGGTTGAGTCCAAGCTTCGTCTTCATCAGGAGTAGTCGGATCATCTGCTATAAATCTTCCGTTGGCATCCCTAGCTCTCTGAGGTGTTTCTTCTATTTCTTCAAGTTCGGGAGGATATACCCAGTCACTCGGAAGATTCTCTACAACCTCGTCTTCATCAGTAAGGATGTCTTTATCAACTGCCACAACTTCTGAAGAAAGCAATTCAAGGGTTTCATCATCAAACCAGTTCTCCGTTGTTGTTGGAAGTGCAATAGCAACTCTAGCGTTCTCTTCTTTGTGTTCAGCTATCCAACCCCACCAGTACCTACTTCCAGTACCAGTCTGGCTGTAGCTAAGTCCACGCATAGCTCCTGCCTGTTCACTGCGAATATGTGCTTGGTCTTCGCTGTCGTAAATGATGTAAAATGGATTGGTCATATTTATGAAAGTGTTATGTTATGAAAGTTTGCTATGTCGGATTCAATGGCTTCTCGATTTGATTTTTGATCGCTATCGAAAATAATCGCTTCTTGGAACTTCCCTTTGTAGTGCAATGAGCCTTGCCCGTAAGCTCCAATACCTGCAGGGTCCGTATCATTTGAGTTATCAATTAAAGTCGCTGTGTGGTTGTTCACATGAGTTCCGTTCCTGTAAACTTGCAACCCTGACGTTCCAGAAGCACCTGCAACAAAGGTTACAATATTGTGGTCTGTATTAGCAGTCTCTTCCGTAGCAGGATGGTTTGTTCCATAACTGTATTTGAATTTACTGCCATTAATAAAAGGCTGATACCACCTCTTGTTGCCTCCTGTGCTTCCTCCCAAGAATAACAATATTCCTGCAGTCTGAGTAGGATAATCAGTTTGAAACACAACCGAGGCAGATAGAGAGTTTAGATTTAAGTCATCATTAAAGTCAGAAGAAAATGGCAAATAATCATTAGTACCATCAAATTCCATCGCAGGACTAGTTCCAGAACTTACAAGCAACCCTCCCTTATAAAGAAGTGGTTGGTTACCAGAAGTAGCTTGAATAGCATCTTCCCCACCAGTTTGGTTGTATAGCACGACTACTGAAGCGTTTCCGTCTCTTGCTGTGCCTGTCGTGGCTTGGTAGGTCTTGAGAGAGTCGTTGTTTACTTGACCACCAAAGAAATAAAAATCTTGATTTGATGCTGACCCGATAAGTCTAAGTTGCAGCCCTCTTGTGGCTGTTGCATCAGACGTGAATACTGCTGAGAACCTTTGCCATTCAGTTGTAAGTGTTACAGAAGATCCACCTATTCCACTTGATCCTTGATTCTTAAAATCTATTTGTACAGTTTCACCTCCGTTCTGACCTTTCAAATAAACTGACAGCACATAAACTTGATTTTGAACCGCACTAAACTCTCTCGTTAGTAATGTACCACCAGTTGAAGTATCAGCGTTAGTAGCCTCTATTTTAGAAGCATTAGTGCCTCCAAACGGATCAGTTTGTGAATCATCAAACGTTCGACTTGCTCCTCCAAAACTATATTTATTCCAATTATTTTCAATGTCTTCAGAATAACTTAACAAATTCTCTCCGCCAACAAAGTCATCAAGTGTACTTTCGGTAAATGTTAGTCCATCGTTGGAGATGACAGGGGTGCTGATGTATTCGGAAGGGATTGGATCAAATTCGAGGACGCTTACGTTGTCTATTGTCAGGTCAGTTGTTTCCCCTCCTGAGTAACGCTTGAATTGTAAACTTACATCTCCTGTTGTGGTTGCTATTTGAGTTGAACTAAAAGTGCTTGCCGATCCGATTTGTTGTGAAGATATGAATGTTAAATTTGAAGATCCGCTTGTCACGTCTATATCTCCAGTGATTACATATTTCTTTCCTGCTGTGACTGCTATAGCCTGCGCTGCGTACTGTTGTGCGCCAGTCGTGTTTAATCTAAGCTTACCGTTTTCAACCGCTGCACCTCCAGATTGTCCCCAACCTGTTAATCCATTTTCAAAGTCTCCATTAGTTACCTTCTCAGTTCCAGTGGACTCGTAAGTGACTGTTTCCTCAAGCATGGCTCCGAAGATTGTCATCTCTCCTGCAAGGTTTGCAATCCCCGATCCATTGCTTGAGAATCCTGGGTAGAATCTAATGAGAACATTTGTGTTGGATCCTGCGTCTGTACTGCTTACGCTGATTTTCCACCAGTCCTGATTATATGATTCAACATTAATGGTTGGGTTGACAGTATTAGCAAAGGTAGTTGTCAACACACAAGTCCCTGCTTCGGGGTCTACAATGTAATATCCATTCTTAGTGCTAACTCCGTTGTAGCTCACCTCGAATCCACTGAGGTTTGTTTGGGTACTATCTTTCTTTTGATAATAAGAAAAGGTGTAAGCCGTATCGGAAGAAGACTTTGCTGTATTAAGCGCAATTCCATTATAATTACTTGCATTAGGGGATGTTATAATAGAAGCGTTGTTACCACCAAAAGGATCAGCTTGTCCCGAAGTAACTGTTCCTGCATTGTACAATGACCACTCACCAAAATCTTCAGAGTAACTAAGTAAATTAGTTGAGGTATTTCTCACGACCGATGACTCACTCACTCTATCACTCGCATCAAACATCACCTGTGCCTCGGTGTTGTCGCTTGACCTTCTAATTCTACAGGCGTACGGAGAAACGTCTCCAAGCTTTCTAAGAGAGAAGGCTGCTACAGGGGCTTGCTTGGTTACTTCTTTTATAGATACGTTGTCTACTGTAAGGGTAGTACCACTCCCTGCATCGAACCTCAAGGTGTTGTGGTTGGTTGTATCGGTGTACCTAAAGGTGTTAGCCCCAATCGTTGATGCATCAATAGTTTGAGCAGCAGTGCTTCCATTGCCTCTTGCTTGTACTGATCCAGATCCTCCTGAACAAGCGACCACATCAAAAGTGATGTCATAAGTTTTACCACTCTGAAAAGTAAACGCCTGATCTAATCCAGAAGACGTTCCAGAAGCGTGTGTTGCTACTCCACTTCCTATTGTCCATCCAGTTCCCTTCGTCCAATTACTATCGGCATCAAAGGTTCCATTAGTCACCAACTCAGTATTACTCGTAGTAAACTTAAACTTCTCCAAGAATAGTTGTTCTAGTTCTGCACCTGTCAACTTTCTCGTAAGGGGTCGAGTCAGGGATTTAGTCAGCTTTCTTGTAAGAGCCATGCAACAAAAATGAGTTAGTGAGTTACTTTATTGAACAGGTGAAATATTAACGTACAGGTTGTCAGAACTATCTCCAGATCCTCCAGAAACTACTAGCTGTATTTCGCTTGCAGTAGATGTAAATAAACATCCTCCTGGTGCTGTAAGAACTGTGTCCGATCCAATGGTTACAAAAGCACCTCCGACTTTGTGTTGCAAAGTAAGTGTGCGTCCAGAACCGAACGTACCACTTGCAAGGAAACAATAATCACCGGTTCCTTTTGTTTTGTTCACTGCTGGGGTACTGGCTGAGTTTAGCGTTCCATTGCCATCACTGTCCAATGTAGTACTGGATGCCAAGTTAATGTTAGTTATGAATGATGCCATAATAATAATATATCTCTTTTAATTTTTAATAGTTTACGTTAGCTCCGCTTCCTCCGCTTGGAAGGTTAACTGAAGGTCTTCTGATTGTAAGTGAAGATGTGCCGGATCTTTTTGCTCCTATTCCCTTTTTCTTTTTCTTGCTTTCTACCTCTTCAGCAAGTGGAGTTGGTGGGGGTGGTGCCATCGGTGCTGGTTGGTTCACGATTTGAGGTGAAGGCATCTTTGGTCTTCCTATACACATATCTTTTTTAATCTCGGTTGTTTGTTAAAATATTTTCGTTTTGTTCTGCGTTCTTAGCTCGCAAATAGTTTACAATGTTACGTTGTCCAAAGTAATAATCCATCTGTCTTAGATCATCCTTTGGGCTAAATTCTTTCGGGGGGAATATTTCATCGAGTCTTTTTACTAACTCACTCGACACAATTGGAAAGGGTTCATCCATTAGTATTTTTTCTTTATCTTCAGCTTACTGCGACCTTTAGCAGTCTTCTTAGCGTTCTTAAAATTTTTAGCTGTTGGTGCGCCTTTTGTTCCTGGTTTTCTCATTTTTTCTCCGCTTCCTTGTTTAATTCTTTTTCTTTTTGCGTGAATATTTCTGTATAAGCTCATATAATTTTATCAACATTTCCACCTGCGAAGAGCGAGTGCCTTACGAGTTGGTCTTCCCTTTTTATCTTTCATTGGGCCTTTCACCCCTGACATCCTTGCACAAAAGCTACGTTTCCTTGCGCCTCCCTTTGGCTGTGGAGCCTTAAGATTAGAACCTGTCTTTCTGTTGTAGTAGTCCCGACCTTTTTTAGTCAGACCACCCTTCTTAGATTTGTGTTCTTTTCTTAGGGATACGCCTTTGCGTTTCATTGTTTTAATGGATGTTTTATTTCTTCATATACAGTCGTAAATTAAATATCCCTTAATTCCTTGGGTAATTTTCCCTCACTAATCCACTCATCTGTTTGCTGTAAACACATACTATTCCATATAACTGCACCAAGGTGATCTTCAGCAGTGCATCCGTCTAGATAGTCCCAAAGGTGTCTGTTTATTGAGTCAACATATCTGCTTAATGGTTGCCCTTTTTTCCAATTATCTCTGCCATATTTAGTTGCTCCATCTTCAAACCTTTTTGCTACAGCACGTAGGGCTGAAACTGGAATGAGTGAGGGTATTCCTTTTCCTTCACAAGCATCTCTAACACTTCCTGTTTCAAACTCAGTGCGTCCACCACTGTCAGGTAACGGCTTTCTTTCAATTATTTTGGCATCCATAATCTAACTTCTCCTTCTTTTTCATTGTATTCTTTTGGGCTTCTCAGGATGTAAGACAACCTTGCATTCAGCAAAGCATCTTCTTCCGTTTGTCCCTTTGATTCATAAGCATCCACTACTGTTTGCCAGGTGGCTCCATGCTTATCCAACAGTTTTATTGCAGTCTTCGGGCCTATCCCAGAAGCACCAGAGAACCCATCAACACTATCACCAGATAAAGATTGTGCTAGGTGATTGTAGTTAGCTTCCTCAAGGGTTGTGTGACTTGTCTCTGCTTTTAAAAAATTAAACCACTCACAATTAAGAGTGCCAAAGTCCTTGTCTCCACTGACAGCTACCCGATCATCTCTTCCGCAACACATCATGCCAACAACATCATCGGCTTCCAGGTTGTTCTTACAAATCCCATTGTGTTCCTCGAAGCACCACTCCATCAATGCCTTTAGTCCAAGGGGTTTTCTTTTATCCTTTCGGTTAGACTTGTACTCAGGGAAGATGTCGTACCGGAAGTTACGCTTGTCAGAGAACACCATGAAGTAATCATCTGCTTCTGTTGTTGTTTGGATATAATCAACTGACTCATCAACAATCGACTTCATCTCATCCATGTCTGACTGGAGTGTCCATATGTCATCGTCCCATTTTATTTCACGTTCCGATGCGAATGAACTTCTCCATATCACCATGTCGGCATCTATTACTGCTGTTCTTTTCTTTTTACTACTCATCAACTCATTTACTCTTTAATTTTATAAGGACTAGGACTGTTCTCTTCCAAGGCATCAACCAGGCTGATCTCTAAGATGTCATCAATCTCTGCTTGTTTAAAAGAATTATGAATCAAATCAATTAACTCTTCATGGCTGAAATCTTTATCCAGAAGTTTTGTGTGTATTATTACTTCTTCTATTTTGTTTTGTTTGCTCATGTTCTTAATGTGTCTCTGCCCAGTTGTTGCCAATCTTAAAGTCTCCGTCTAAGGGACACTTAAATTCTAAAGTCTTCCCTGCCTTTTCTATTGCAGTTACAAACTCTCTTCCAAGATCCTTTGCGTGTTCCTCTTCACAGGAGAACTGAACTTCATCGTGTACGTTTGCGTGCATCTCGTATGGATGTGAAGCCAGTAAAGCAAACTCAATAAGACTCTGCTTCATGATAACAGCACCACAACTCTGCAATAGGAAGTTAAGGAGTGAGTGTTTTGATCTTGATCTTATTTCCCTTCCATCAATACCAGTAAGATGTCCATGCTTCTTTTCGGACTCTTCAACATCACTAAGTAGTTTTTTGAACGCTGGCATCTTGGACATAAAGGAATTTCTTAATCTCTTTCCTTGTGGTCTTCCTCCACCAACTGACTCACCCAACCTAGTATCACTAGCACCATATATGAGTGAGTAGATGAATGTCTTAGCCTGATCTCTTGTAGGCAATCCAGCAGCATTCTGATTAACTGTGTGAATGTCTCCCTCTAGGATTTCTCTGACATACTTACCGGAGTCATAAGGGAAGAGGTAATGTGCAAGACATCTAAGTTCCAGTTGGGAAGCATCAGAACCTACAAGAACCTTTCCCTCTGGAGCAGTAAACAATTCTCTGCATTCCTTTCCGTACTCTGAACGAACCGCAGGAATCTGTCCGATGTTTGGTGAGTTGTGAGTGCATCTTCCAGTAACAGTACCAGCAGTGTTGACTGATCCATGTATTCTTCCTTCATCAGTAACAGCATTCAA